TTCTCTGGGTTATTATATCCATAAGCACCGTAAATGGGATTTCCGTCATATGCCCAACCGATAATGGGAGAGTGGAAAGATCCAGAATCTCCGAATGCATTTCTGAGTGTTTGACCGTATCCAATAGCAGCGTACTCAAGACCAGAGTCGGGAGTAGGAGCAACAATCTCTCCACCGTTGTCGTTGATCTTGGCAAACTTATTGACACCCAAACGTCTCACGAAACCGTTCAGAATTGCCCCAGAACCGACGGAATTGACCTTGATGGATGTCGTGTTCGTTTCATAGTTCAGACCATTGCTGAGGACGACTACAGAGGTCACTACACCAGTATTGTTAATGAGTGCTCTAAGTCTGGCACCAGAACCAGTTGTTCCAGTTCCTACGGGATTAGAATTAACTACCAGTTCAGGTGGGGAAGTGTAACCAGATCCACCACTCAGAACAAATACACTGTCAATTCTTCCATTGAGGATAACGGGTCTTACTTCCGCACCACTTCCACTTCCAACTGTGATCTGAGGTGTCTTTTGGAAATTTAGGATTTCAGAACCATAGTCAGTTCCAGCATTGTAGAGATAAGCATCTACGATAGGTCCCCTAACAATAGGAGTTGCCGTAAATGTCCCTTCCGTTTGCTGAGTTGTTACTGCTTTGATGGTTACAGTGATTTCTGGATACTTGAAGATGTGACTTCCTACACCAACAGACCCAAGGGAGACATACCTTTCTCTATTAAAGTCAGAAAGATTAGTTCCACCTACTCCAGCATTAGCAAGCCTAAACTCATTATTAGAAACAGTCAATACCTTGTACTGAACTGTAGTGGAGAGTCCAGAAATAGCAGTATCAAAGTATTCGTACTCTACGAAGTCACCGTTAGTAAAGTTATGGTTATCAAAGACAATTGTATCATTTGCCGTATTGATACCTGTTGACTGAACGATGAGTTTTCTATTAGAATAACTCTGTCCAGGGTTAAGGACATTAATTCTATCAATCTTTAGCTTCTTATTAGTAGTTCTGAACTTCATCAGTCCAGCATTGTTTTCAGTCGTAATACCAATTGTATTAATACCCAACTGAGCATCCAGTTTCGTATTGTGAATCTGAATAGTGCTGCTGTTGATAAACTTAGAATAGTAAATGTTTCCAGTTTGAAGTGTTAATCCCTGTACCGCATCATTAGAAGTATTGGTAGCAATACCAAGACCAGCATTACCTAATGCGTTGTAGACAATAGGATCACCTGTCTGGAAGTTATGTTGACTATCAAAGGTAATTGTATTAGCACTTACATCGATACCACCACCCTCAGTAAGAGTGTTTGCATTAAAGAATACTTCTCTGAATTCTGAAGCAAGGGTAGCAGATGCAGTTGCTCCTTCACCATTACCACCATTAATATCGATAGAGATAACCTCTTCAATATCAAAATTGACTGGATCAACTAAGATATCACTGAAAGAACCTTCTACAACAGGTTGTACTAGAGCAGTTGTTCCAGAAGATACAGTTGGATTACCTACAGTTACTCTTGGTGGATTAGCAGCATCATAGTCAGTGCCACCACTGAATACTTCTACTCTGTTAAGAGGTCCGTAGTATACAGAATCTTCAACCTTATAGTTGGAGATCTCAACACCATTGATAAGAATTCCAGTTGTTCCTGGTTCAGTTAAATCTCTATCACCAGTTCTAATATCTTGCTCTAGAGGGAATTTCTTAAGAAGTTTCTGTGGTTGAATAGATCCCTCTCTTTGTTCAGCAAGAATGAAAGAATGAGGACCACTATCAGTTGGGTTAAATTTTACAAAAGAACCAGCAGCAAGGAAAGATCTAGAAAGTGCTAACTTGATCTTGTTATTGTTTGGAGCAGGTTGTACCTGAACAAAGTAACTACCTGTTGAGAGTCCAGTAATTGGAGGTGCTCCATCAAGAGGTTGATAATAGACTTCATCTCCAGTAAAGAATGGCAGAATATTCTGGAAAGAAATCGTGTCATATGATAAAGTATTAGAATCGTAGTTCTGGATTGAACCACTTGTCGTAGATGCTACGGAAATCTGAGATTCTGTGGTTACAGGTCTGATTACGTAGGATGGTAAAGAATTAGAAGCAACATATCCATATTGCTCATCTTCAATGTAGGTATTCAGAACATCTGTGGACAGTACGTTATTTCCTTCGGATAAAGGAGCACCAACACTAGAAGCTTTGTTGATTCTCTTTCTGATATCATAGAAACCACTGGGATTTACTCCAGAGTAATCTCCAGAACCAAGAGTTACCGCATTGTTAGTCAGGTTGACACTAACGATCTGCAGATTAGAAGCAGCAATGGTTTGAGTAGATCTTTCTACGATATCAACAAAGTCACCTTGCTTCAGACTAGATCTGTCAATAGTAGATGCGAGATTGAATGTAGATCCACTAAAAGAACTTACAAAGTATCTTGCGGAAGTGTTGTAAATCCAGGAGTTAAAGAAGATCTTCTTATAAGAATCATCTTCCTGATCATTGGATACTACTTGTCCAAGATTCTTTACAGATACCAAAGAACCTTCTGCCGCAGAGAAGATATCGTCACCTCTCTCCAGATCACTCAAAACACCAGTAATGACAAATCTAACCTGTCTTGTCAGATCATTTTCTTCAAAGGCATATACCTCAAGATCCTGATTGACTTCCGTTCTTGGATCGATGTTTTGGGTTAGCCCACTGCATCCAATAAACTGGGTGATTGTTTTTCCAGTGTAAGTGATGGTATCATCACCAATCACGAAAGAACCAGACTCGGGGAATCCAATTGTGGAGTCAACAGTAATAACAGAAGAACCAGAAGAGTGACTTCCGATTGTAAAACTGCTTCCAGGAATGTTAAATTTACCTTCAATCAGACTCTCATCACCAAATCCAGTGAAGAGTGAGATTTTATAATATGTCTGTACACCAATATCTTCAGATGTTCCTCTGGTGAAGATCTCTACTTCCGAAATTGGTCCACTCGCAGCACCAATTCCGTTAGTTGGTTGTGCATCTTGGAACAACGTTGTTCCTTGAATTAGAGCAGGATTTCCACTAATCAGTTTTGCAACTACAACCTCTCTGCGTACATACTCAGCATAGGAAGGTTTTGCGAGGAATTGCTCAAGATCAATAACTTTAGAATCAACTCCATATAAGACTTTCAGGAGAATCTTGATAGATTCTTCCGTACCCTTGCTTTCATATAAACTTCTAGATTCCTTAATGAAGTTGTTTACGTCAAGATTAGAAGCAAGTTGCGTATTTTCTAATCCAGGTGTGTATAACTTCTTAAGTTTATTGTAAAATTCTTTGAGAAAGAGCGCACTTAGGTTCTGAACTGAGGTCCCAGAAGCATGAGTTTCCGCATCTGTGTCTGTAAATACCAGTTCCTCTGGATTATTTGGTGCGTGATAGGAAGTAATGCCAGAAAAACCACGGATACAACCAGTAAAGGAGTTGGTTGTTACTCCAGTATACGTGATAATCTCATTATCTAACTTGATTAATCCGTATTCTTGTGGGAATCCCTTCGTATTTGTTACGAAGATTTCCGTATCTGTCGTAGAGATGCCTGCGGTTACCGTGGACATCCCAGCAATAACGTCTGGTGTCAGTTGATCTAACTTCAGATAACTGTCCAGATTTTCAGCAATGTCAACTGGACCTCCAGCATATTCCTGAGAGGTATAATAAGCTTTGAAAAAATCCACCGCAAGTGGATTTTCGTCTTTGATAAATTCTGGAAGTTGATTGTCTACAACTTGCTGGATTTTAACTCTGGAGTCAAAAACAGAATTGGTGTTTATCATTGCCTACTTAATTGTCCGTTGGTATAACTGGATGCTACAGGGAATCCGACCCCCGAAATTTGTTCACCAGAGGAGATGGTGTCTCTTGCCATATTTATGGTGCTATTCGAGACATCCAATTGCAAATACAGGTCTTTGAGACCAATAACGTCATTGGATTCTGGAACTGCTTGAATTTCAATAACACCATCCGTCTTTACGGTGGACGTAATATTTACCGTGTTAATTAGGATCTCACCCTTAACATAATCAATTGTTCCAGCAGCAGGAACTACAACAACAGGACCAGTGTCAGACTGCTTAACAATAGCAATTGCACCCGACTCCATATCGGCATTGGGAACGTCAGTAAAATACAGAAGATCTGAAGAACCTTCTACAGTAAATCCTGTACTCTTAATGTTATATCCCTCGGAGACAACATGAAATTTGTTACCATAGCAAATCTCATATTGAGTATACTGGTTTAAAAGTGCCCTAAGGTTTCTTCTGATAATAACTCTAGTGATATTAGACGTAATAGCAATATTAGTGTCATCAATTACCTTAACTGCTTTACTGTACTTGAATCTTCCACCAAAAGCATTCAAGTCAACGGAGTCGGAATAGGTATTCAGACTAGAAACGACATCAGAACGCAATTGCTTTGCATCCGACACTTGACTTGCGTTATAGAAAACTGTTGAATTAAGTTCAACGTAAAGGATCTTAAGATCTTCAATTCTTTGGTTGACTCCAGCAACAGCATATTGCTTTAAATTGCTAAGAATTTGAGATTTTGTAAAGTCGGAGAGGAATGTACCGTTTTTAGGTTTGATACTTAAAACAACTGTTCCGAATTCTGGTGGATCCAGTTCTTCACCACCAACAACAGAAACGGATTCTGTATCTGGGTATATTCTCTGAATGATTGCTTCGTAGTCTTTAGATGTTACTGCTCTGTGTTGTGAAGAGTACAGTCTTGGTGCAAAATACTTTACCGATTCAATTGTCTCAATGTCAGCACCATTGATAGCAGACTGGTTTGTTGTTATAACAACTGTATTTGTTGGTAAGAACGCAGCACCATTGCTATTTTGTACTGATCCAGTGAAAGAGAATCTCGTAGGACCGTTTCCATCGGTTCCACTGCAAATAATATACGAAACCTCAACAATAGATTGGTTCTCTAACTTCTTACCAAAAATTCCATCACCAAAAAGAAGTTCATATCTCTCATCAGCAACTTCTTGGATTAAGTATATTTCAGAATTGGCAGTAATATCAATAATGTTGTCTACTTGACGGTACTCTCTACCAACATTTTCTTGGGGACCCTTTACTGTCACCCTAATAGAACTTGTATCGATACCAGGATTATCTAGAATAAACCTCTGATCGACCGATTGGTTGACCTGGAAGGACTTTCTAAGTAATGTTCCCTCATAGACATCGATACTGCTAAACGATGCCCTTCTAGGTCCATTTCCGTTGATATCAGAACCAGTCAATACACTGGTCGTTGTAATATCCTCTGGAATAGAAAATACGACAGAACTATTGTCCTGTGCCCCTACACAAACAAGACCTTTTTTAAGAGTTACGGTTGGACTGGTTCCAGTAAACTCAATATTGAAACTTACCTGAGCTTCTGCGGACTTTCTTGACCTTGGAACGTATCCAATGTTCCTAGCAAGAGAAACCACGTTCTCTCTAAGAGTGGCAGAGTCGATAAACGACTCATTTACCACCATACTGGAGTTAAATGCTGTAATATAGGTATTATATGCTAGAGTATCAATAAGGACAGCAAAATTCGACCCCTCAAAGTCAAAATCGGTGAAATTTGAGTTTGCTCTCAGATAGGACTTGATAGATTCCTTAATCTGATCAAAATCTAAATTTGTAAACTTAGTTAGTGGCATTTATCTCGTTACCTCAAGTATGAAGGAGATATTTTGTGAGGGTAAATCTTGTCCAATAATGTCAAATGCTATTGTTACTTCAAAAGTATTATCATCTGGTCTAGGAAGTACGACAATATTTAAATTGTCAGTTCTAGGCTCATAATTTAAGATAGTTTCCTCGATTTGTGTAGCAATAATGCTTGCAGTACCATAATCACAGAACCCAAATAGAGTATTTCTGACATCAGAACCCAAATTTGGGTTAAAAAACCTCTCCGTGGGTATAGTTTCAACTAAATTCCGCACTGAGCGTGCAATCGCACGCTCATTTACAAGCACAGGGAGGTCTTTTGTGATTGGATGGGGCACAAAGGACAAAGAAATGTCCTTAAATGCCCTTGATTTGCGGGTTGAAGCCATGAAAAGGCATAATTTTAGACCATAAACCTATTTATTAGGCTTACCGTAAGTTGGTTCGGTCCCATATTCCCAATCATCGTAGTCTTCGTCGTTGCGAATATCTTCATGAAGCATAGTTTGACGTTTTAAGTCATGAACATGGTCACCAACGACCTCTCTGAGAAGGTTATCGTCTTGTTTTTTCATAGGTTTTGTCCAGTAGTCGGTAATCAATCCTCTTGTACCCCACATTGACTCCATATAATCGGAATCTCTGTCTGGATAAGGTTGATTTGCCATCTGTTTTCTCCTTTAAGGGGTTTGAACAGAACTTTTTAAGGGGTTGCTATCCCTTATCAATGTAAAAACCTTGTCTCAAATAGTCTGGATCCTCAATATATTCGTAATTTTCCAGATTTTGTACTTTTTCATCCTTCCAAAGAGGTATTGCTACTGAATTATTGTACCTGAAATCTGGATTTTGTCTAAAATGCACTTCGATCAACTTATCACCAATGAATTCGCAGTTGATCCATTCATAATCTCCAACCAAATCTTCTAAAATGGGTGGAAATTCTATTTTTTTATCGATCTTTGACCACTTCATCCACTTATATAGAGGACTTTGTGGGTTTCTCTCACCCAAAACCACTAATTCTGACTTTTTATTACGAAAATCAACACTAATATGTTCACCTTTGAAGATCTGACACCAGAATTCTGATGGATGTAGGTCTTCAGTCTCTTTATTAATCTTAATAATACGTGCATCACGACCCATACCAAGGAAGTTCAGTGATGGTCTGACAATATAAAAGTCGGATCTGGGGACGGTGGTTCCAGCAGGACCACACTTATACCCCAAAACCCGACTTAAGAATAGTTTATTGTACACCCAGAGGTCCTTAGGATTGATTTGATTCCATTCGTCGTTGACCTCTGTAATGTACATTACCCTTTACCTTGACCCCGATACTTCTTACGTGCCGAGTTACGAGACGTTGCGGCGTATTTAGTATTCTTAGAGTTGCCCTGACGGGTACACTTGGGTTTACCAGCTTCAAACTTAATGCCAGAAATGCCGATTTTGCTACGTACTGCCATTGTCCTCAATAGTTTCAAAAGTAATGTCGGAGGGATCTGGCAACCCAGACTCATAGTATGAGTGTGCCAGACTCTCCATTTCGTCGAAAAACTGCTCCTCAGATAGATTGCTGAGAAGCAACGAACCCCGACAGATGATATTATACAACGTCTTGGGTCGTTTTGTCATCAGATCACACGAGTTTTCTCGTGACCGACACGAATGCGAGGATCGCACCAGATCTCATAACCAGCATCGATGGCATCCAGACAGAACGAAACGTCCTCACCACACATGTCCTGAACTTCACCACTATTGAAGCGTTGCATCTTAGGAGCAAACCAGGGATATTCGATCTTAGGATCTTCAAACACACCGTGCTTAATCAGAACCCAACCGAAACCAGTGTAATCAACGGTGAAAGGTTTACGACGTTTGGACATCGTTTCACCAGTCTCATGGTTCATGACACCACCATTGTTCTTGAAGTCATCTTCTTCAAGCCAGTGAGCAACGGAAGAAGTCGTGCCATCTTCGGTCAGATACCAACCACAGGCAATCTCTTTCTCCATCAGAACCAGTTGATAGAATTTCTCAGTATTGAAAACAATATCCGAGTCAATCCAAAGTTGATAATCGTACTTCAGTTTCCCGTCCCAGGGAATCTGATTGGGTCCACGAAGAACATTTGCTCCAAGTACCTTACAACGAGCAAAGTTCACCATGGAACTATAGTCTTGTGAAATTTGAATCTGAGCACCTGCACCGACCAAATCAAAACACATCTGAGTGAATGATTTGAGGAATGCAAAGGAACAACCACGACCAGGCATACAGAAGACAATAGACTTGCCCCTGATCATCTCCTTTGCCTTTTCGTAGTCCCACTCACCAGTTTGTTGTGCAGCAGGTCGTTCGGGTGCTTTTGCTTTGACAGTGAATCCTTTAGCCATAACCTAGAAAATCTACATCAGTATTCTAACAGATTATATATCTCCTGTCAAATCAAGTTGTAACCAAGATAAGTTCGGTTCGTCCCATATGTACTGTCCATCACCAGGATATTCGATTGGTGCTTTCCATGTACATTTCTCTTCATCTAAGATCCAACTATCAAATGGTTTGGGTGGAATGAATGCATCACGACTTTCATCATAGATTCCACCAATAACGGCATAGTTCATTCTGAATGGTTCTTTACCATGTATATGAGTACCTTCTGTAGTATTCATACTTGTTCTTTTACATGTAATATTATTTTCACGAGAGTATACTTCCTCCCAGTCTACATCTGGATTTTCATCTTTTCCAGAGAAAATATTAA